AGCGGATCTTATACAGAAAAAAAAAATTGCGCAAGGATTAGCCTTTATTTTTATCAGAGACATATCATGCAGTTAATCACTCATACCCCACACTTTGACGATTCCAACATTACCGGTCGCTTCGATGAACTTGCAAACGTTTGCAACGGTAAATGGTACTTCACCGAAGCTGAGATTTTTATCGCATCAGGAAACACGCGGCTTTTAGTCAATGCGCTACCTGATATTTGCAACATCATCCAGCACTTTGCATTTGAGTCGAGTAAGACGCTTGCGCTTGAAGGTTCGGACGATATGGGGGTGTCAATATTTAGTGACAGCGCTATTGAAGAATTTGTTGAGCAAGACGTTGCGCACATGACAAAGGGAAAGATGCGCGCGCTCTATTACCTGATAAGACAGCAAGTCGCGATGAAGTACGACGAAGAATGTGAGGAAGCGTCAGCGCTGCGCTACGTGCAAGACAGCTTGGCTACTGCGGCGTCTGTTCACATCAATGAGCGTGATTCGGTGATTGTTGAAATGGAAGAGGCGGGTTTGTTTGAGAAGGGCGCTTACAACCCACTTGCAAGCGCTGAGTGTACGTTGGTTTCGGCTATATCAGAGTACATTGTCGATCACGCCGTCTCTGCTGATTTCGAAACATACCTTGATGCTGTTCGCATCAACTTAGGGCTTTAACGTCCGTTTAGAGCTTTATACTCTGGTGAGCCTTTTACGTTCTCGCAATTAAGTTTCTTCCTATCGATGGCAGGTCGTGACCCAAACACACACGCGGCCTGTCTATCTCGCTCCGCACTCGCTTCGTGCTTTCTGCGCATAAACTCATTGTATTCAACGCGACTCAGGTGAGTTAAGTTCTCTGTAAAGTAGCTGTCAGGCAGGTTTCTTACCGCTTGTTCGTCGTAGCGTGAGTCGGTTGCCATACAGCCAGTAATACCTAGCACAAGCGCGGCAAAAGTAACGGTTCTAATCATTGTTTTTCCTTGTTTTTTGTTTCAATGTGCTTTGTATAGGAAAATAAAAAGCTGCGCAAGGCAGCTTTCTAGGCGTTTGTGTTTACTGCCCTGCGGAGAGCATCTTTTCTATCTGCTCTGGCGTATAGCTGGACAGCTTTTCGAGCGTAGCGGGGTCGAGATTCGATACTGTCTCCGCAGCTTTCTTTTTTCGCTTCTCGTTTTCTCGCTTTTCTTTAATGTAGCGACTCATGATCGGCTTTAACGTGTCCATATCCACGTTCTGCAAAATGAGATTACCCACCTCTTGAAGTGAGAGATTTGCCGACTTCGCAATGCGAGTCAATTTACTGTGTACGTCGGGTGACAAGAACCACGTAACGCGCTTGCCTGACTCTAAATCTAGCATGTTTTGTTTACCTCTATGAAGCCGTATTCGGCAGGGTTAATTGTTTCAACAATGTTTTCTACAAAGCCTGGTGTTTCCATGACAATGCGTCGACGAGCTGCACCATGTTTGGTCAGATGGTCGTTATAGCGGTCGTGAAAGTGGAAAACGAAGCACACGTTAGGCATAGGGGGTTTCTTGGCGCGTAGGCCGCGACCAATACGTTGTCTCAACGCGATTTCAGCTTTACCGCCACCGCCGAGTATGATGGCACCCACTGACGGAACGTCGACACCCACATCAAGTATGGTTGTACCGATCAACACATCGATGTCGTTTACTGCCAACTTCTGCAGGGCGGCTTTACGCTCAGCTTGTGACGCATCACCATCGATAAACGATACACGCAAGCCCCTTTTCTTCATCATGAGCTTAAGTGACTTGCCGTGCTCTTTGCGCAATACAAGCACCATTGAGGTAAGCCCATACTGTTTCATCATTTCGCATTTTTCGATGATTTTTCGATTTCGATATTCACTACCGGTTACACCCAACTCATAAGCGCGCGCCCAGCTCGTCGACTTAAAGAGCTTGTCGGCTTTGGGAAGTTTGATGTATTCAAAGTACGGCGTGGCTAAGACACCCAAGTCGATAAGCTTCTTCTCAGAGACCGTTATGCCTACGGGTCCTGATACCGCCATGAGCCTCATGTTTGACTCTTCATCTGCGCGTTTGAATGCCGTACCCGTCAATGCAAGTCGGTAATACGCGTTCTTACACGCCATACACACGTTGTAATACTCGTTAGAACCCGCTTCATGCGCTTCTTCTAGTATTAGAAACTCGACACTGCGCAAAAACTTCAAGGTCTCTTCTCTGCGCTTGTTATGCTTCTCTATCGACTTCTTGATACGCTCGACAAGCTCTTCGTCGGAAACGCGCGCTTTTAAAAGCTCCTCACGGTGCGCTTTTACTAACGTCATTACCTCGATGGGGGATTTCTTAGCACGAGTCAGTTTGCGCTTGTATGCTTCGATTTTTCGGGCTAGCGCGTCCTCTTCAAGCTCAACCGCGCGCTCAACTTCGTTATCGAGGGTTTTAACTTCAAGATTACCCGCAAGCGTTTGCACCATGCCGACGTTAAACCCGCTTGTCGGAGTCCAGTGACCGTCACCAACGACACCGACCTTTTCACCAAGCAGCTCTTCGAAGTTGTCACGCATTTGGTACATAAGTACACCGCGAGTGGTGAGAAATAGCGTGTTGCGAGCGATTCGCTTATAACAGATACGCGCGATGCGGGATTTACCACCGCCGGTAGCGACGTTCGCGACCATTCTACCGAAGCGTACGAGCTTATCTGCCGTTTCGAGTTGATAGTGATAGCGCTCGTCACTGTAACCAAACGTATCGACAATCGGTCGTGCTGGTCCTCTAGGCTCTGGAAGAGGGCGTGTCACCCAATTTACTCGATGGCCTTCTTTTGTCAGCTTAGCAACAACGGCTCGTGCGAACCCTGCGGGGAACGTTTGTGTTTTGAATGAAAAGAAGGACTTTTTACCATCCCACCCTTGCTTTTTACCCAGTGTCGATCGGTCGAAACCCGACATCGTGTAACTGAGCTCTTTTGCAACGAATAATTGAACGTCTTTAGGTGCGTTGTCTAGCTTAGCCACTGTCGCG